GGGCCGCCCGCTGGGTCGGGTCTTCGACGCGGCTGATCCGCTCGGCAAGCGTGAGGAACTGTTCCTCGGGGGTCATCCCGGCCAGTCCGGGACCGGCCAGCCCGGAGGCGATGGCCCGCTGCATGCTCCTGATGCCCACTTCCAGCGTCTCCAGGTCGGCCCCGGACTGCTCGGCGGCGAAGCCCAGCTCCGAGAGCGCCTCGACCGACAGTCCGGTGCGGGCGGCGGCCTTGTCCAGCGCGTCGCCCACCGAAGCGAACGTCCGGACGAAGCCGAGCAGCGGCGCGGTGACGAGTGCGCCAACCGCTCCCAGGCGTGCGCCGATCCCGGCGATGCTCGCGCCGAACGCCTTGAGCCGCCTGACGGCGGCGTTCAAGCCCGCGACCAGCCGGTTGTCGCGGACGTACAATTCAACGTAGGCCGCGCCCGCCCGGACTGCTTGAACGCCGGCCATGATTCCCCTTCTGCACGTTCAGCTGCTAAATCACCCAATCCGTCCCTACGAGTTCCTGGATTTCCCCGGCCCTTTCGGGGACCAGCTGATGCGGGCAGCAGCCCCCGCGCCGTTTGGCCCAGTTGCAACTCATGCACAAGACCTGGTAACCCGGCGGGAAGCCTTGCTGCTTGAGCCAGCGGTAAAAGTTGGACCCCGAGAATCCGAGTTCCCGGCGATGCTCAGCACCATCACCGTGAACATGGTCAATCGACAGGAACGCAATGCCAGTCTCCCCACAGCAAACGCATTTCGCGCCGCCGTACCGAGCGAGAACCTCCTGCTTGAGCCGCCTCGCCCATCGCTGATGAGTCCGCTTGTGTTTCGCCACGCAGGTCGGGCAAGTTACGCGCACTGATTCATCGGGTAATTTCTGGTAGCACCGGATGCAGAGCCGATTCCGCTTGGCCCGTTCGCGGACGGCTTGTTGCTGGCGAATGGCATTGGCCAGACACGGCGCACACTTGGTTCTGCCGTCAGATGCCGGCCGCTGCTTACACCGCCGACACATTCCCGCCGTTGCCATCGCTTACGCTCTCCGCTCTACGAACACTTGTCTCAGCACGTCGATGCCGACTTTGGCCGCGACCGGCTCCTTCTTCCGCAGGTGGGGGTCGAAGTCAGCGGGCCGGAACGGGCGGGTCTTCTTCGGGTCGCGGTTGGCGTTGGCGACCAGGCACATCAGGTGCGACGTGTGCCACCACGCATCGCGGCTTCGCCCCTCGGCCATCGTCACGAGTTCGCGGAGGGTGAAGGGGCCGGGGTCGAGGCCGAGGATTCCGGCGAGTTCCCAAACGAGGCGATCAACTTGCTCGCTTCCTCCTCTGGATCGATCTCGTCGAGGACCGTCTCCGCGTGATCCAGCAGGCGCGCCTTGACCTCCTTCCCGGTCGCGTTCAGCTTGCGGAAGCTGGCCCGCGTCCGGGCGTCGGGGAAAAAATCGATGAGTTCCTCCACGAACGCCTCGGCCGCCAGGAGGATCGCGTCGCCGGCCAGCGCCCGCCCGAAGTCCTCGTCGGTGACCTGCTTGGCGTCGGCCTCGTCCTTGCACAGGCAGAAGAGGACGTCGGCCAGTTGCACCGGGTCGGAGACCAGCGCCGCGAGCGGCTTGAAGCCATCGTCCACGAGCTTGTATAGATCGACGCCGACGAGCCCGCGGACACGCTTGACCGCGGCCACGTTGATGGTGACGGTCCAGACTCGCCCGACGTTGTCGCGGAAGCTATGCATCCTTCATCCCCTCAGTCGGAATGGGCACACTCAGGAACTCGAACACGCGCCGCACCTCGCCATCATCCGCATCGGGTGCGTCATCGGTAGCGGACAGTTCCTCTTCCGGGCACGGCAGAGCGACCGTCCCCTGCTCGACGCCCTCCACAAGCTCTTGGATGACCGACAACACTGTCCGCTTCGGTTGGAAGAAGCCCCACATCGCGATTCCCCTTCCCAATCGGAATGGCGCTGAGATCACTTTTGCCGGACGGGAATGTCGATGGGTTGCCAATCGGCATCGGTCTTCTTGACGATGCAGATGGGAATCGCGAGCGGTTCCCACGTGTCGATGTCGGTCTTCACCACCGGCCGCAGCCGCGCTGCCCGCTCGGCGCTGCCGCCGAACATCAGTACCTTGCGACCACGCTCCGTGGTGCAGCAGACCACCGCGATCAGCTCGTTGGTGTCGGCGCGGAAGATGCCCCCGCCCGAGTCGCCGGAGGAGACGCTCAGTTCCATCGGCAACTGCCCGTCGCGCGTTTCCGTTCCGGTCACGCGCCCATCCTCGCGGTTGCCGGGTTTGTCGATCCCGTAGCCCATGTGCCAAATCTCGGTGCCGACCGGCGGGTTCTTCGCGGCGAGGTTGGCGACCGGCAGATCGTCCACCGCTGCGTCGGTCACGAGCCAAGTGAGGTCCGCGTCGGCGTTCCGCGCCGCGACGGTGACCGCGAGTGTGCGACCGTCCTTGAGGGTGAACGTCCCTCGACTGCCGACCCCGCCGGTGCAGTGTGCCGCGGTGAGGATGTCCCACTTCCCGTCGCTGCGTCTCGGGCCGATCACGGTCGCGGTGCAACCGGCATTACCAAAGCGGAGTTTGCCGATGGCTTGCTCGGCGTTGGCCTTCCCCGGTGGCTTCGGCTCGGGCTGGGGCGGCGCCTGGCCGCACCCCTCGATGGTGACCGTGACCTGGCTCTCCTCGACGATCAGCCCGTCGTCGGTCTGCCGGATCACCAGCAACTCGATCTCGTAGGTGCCGGGATGCGCCGCGAACTCCAGCACCCCTCGGGGCGTGGTCGCGCGCTGCACGTCCTTCGCCGGATGAACGCGCCAGAGGATCGCGGCCTTCGGATCGACACCCTCGGCACGGAGCCGAACCAGTGAGTGCGGCTTGTACTTTGTCTCACCGGCGATGCGGATCGGCTCCGCGCCGGCGGTGAGCGGAACCAGAGCGAGCAGAGCGAGAGCGAACAACAAACGCATGGGTACTCCTTGGGGAATCAGGCAACAGTCATCCACTCCGGCGGGTTCGCCGAGTACGTTGGCTTGACGGTCACGCTGACAGTGATCGCCTCTTCCAGCGGCTCGTTGCGGCTAAAGTTGGTGACAGCGCAGGTGGCCCGCAATCCCTGCGAGCCGGTGGTCGTGATGTCGCCGTCCATGACCGCGAACTCGACGGCGGTGTGGTTGAGGAAGGCGTCGCGCAGGGCGACGAAGTCGTCGTCCTCGGTATCCCACACCATGTCGAACTCGATGGAACCGTCCTTGAGCGTCGCCACGGTCGCCCGCCAGCGGTTGTTGCCGCGCGTCGTCACGTCGGCCTCACCCGCTTCGAGGTTCAAGGTCACGTCCTTGACGTTCTCGATCTCGTTCCAGACAGGGGCGGCATGCGTGCCGGTGTTGCGGTAGAGCTTGGCGTCAAGTCCGAGCCTCACGCTCATCGGTGTCTCCTCAGCGAACCGAGTTCTTCCACAAGGCCGGCAGTTGCGGCTTCTCGGCCTCGAACGCCGGTCCCATGAACGGCCGCGGGCGGTAGCGCAGCCGGCGGGTCTTCGTCTTGGTGCGGCGAGCGGCCTCGCCGCCGTGTTCGAGCAGGCGCGGGGCCTGCGAGCCCTCCCGGATCAGCGTCGGCCCGATGACCACGGACTGGCGGCCAGAGTCGTAGGCGAACAGGATGAACTTCCGCAGGACGCCGACGTGCGAGAAGGGCGGGCCGCCCGGCGGGCTCGTCCCCTTCCGCTTGCGGATCGAGGTCTTCGCCCGCTGCCGGACGAAGGCCCCGAACCGCGACAGCACCTTCCGCTGCGCCTTGTCCACCGCCCGCCGGATCTTCTCGCGGTCGAAGAACCCCCGCTTGGCGGCCTCGAAGCTGAGCCCGATCACCCGTCACCTCCACACGCGGAAGGTCAGGGTCAACACGCTCGTGAACTGGCGGAACTCGTCCAGGTGCTCCGGGGCGTAAACCGGCACGTTCTCGACCTCGGTGCAGCGAGCCTGCGGGTAGCCCGCCAGGGGCTCCGACCGAAAGTGGTCCGCGATCTCCTCCACCAGCACCATGAGCGCATCGAGGTTCTCGGGCGTCGGGTCGAGCTTCTTCTGCACGGCCACGTCGATGCGGTAGTCGAAGCTGTCGCGGTTGCGGTCGAGCCCCTTGCTCGCCACCGACCGGGGGACCACGCTCACGCGGAGCGTCGTCATGTCGGCGAGCTCGAACTGCGGCAGGTAGTGCCGCTCGGCCGTCAGCGGTTGGCTGAACGAGGCCGCGTTCAACTGGGCGACCACGGCGTCGGCGATGGCCAGGATCGTGGCCGGCATCCGTCACCCCGGCGGGACGAGGGCCCGCACGATCCGGAGGACGAGGTCGTCCACCGGCGACTGCGTGGCACGCACGGCTTCGGTCAGCGCCTCGCTGTGCAGGATCGCCTTGAGGATCGGGACGACCTCGCGGAAGCGGCTTCCGTCCTGCCCGTGCAAACCGATGAGTTGTCGCAACAGTTCGAGCATCACTCGACTCCTACTCGCTTGGTGTGAATCCGCAGCACCTTGTGGTACACGTCCGACCAGCGCCACGGCGGCTCCTTGCCCGGGGCCATCACCTCGTACACGAGCGTCGTCGTGCCGACCGTCTCCCGGATCGTGTCGCCCCGCTCGGGCAGCACCGCCGCTCCCAGGACGAGGTCCGCCGCGTGGATCAGGAAGTCGCGGTCGGTCCACTCCATCCGCACGCCGCCGTACCCGTCGTCGAGCTGCAGGAGCGTTCGCCCGACCGTGGCCTGCACGGTCACCTCGGCCGCCCCGCGGCGGTACACGACCGGCCGCGACGCGTGCTCCTTGAGCATGTCGGCCAGCCAGTCCGAGCCGGTGCGGAGGAGGTCGGGCATCGCGGCCTCACGGACTCAGGCGGGCGCGGACGGTGGCGTCGGCCGCGGCCGCGGCGCGGACGACCTTGCCGATCAGCTTGTTGCCGGCCGACACGTTGGTGGCGACGTTGGCCGCGTCGTCCCAGTAGACGAGGGTGCCGACCGCCAGCACGAGGCCGGCGAGCTTGGCGAAGTCGAACACGCCGCTGACCGCCAGCGCGCCGGGCGTGTTGGCCGCGATCGGCTGCTTGGCCACGCCGATGAGGTCGCCCTGCACGACCACGTCGCCGGCCGCCACGTCGGCCACCGGCGTGTAGTCGATCGCGTCGCCGTCCTGAACGAAGACTGCCTGGGCCATAAGTCACTCTCCCTGGGGTGCCGGGATCACGCCTCGCCCTTGGCCTTCACGCCGCCGCGGGGATCCTGGAGGGCGACGCCGAAGTCGTGGAAGCCCCGCATCTGCACGCCCAGCACGTTGAAGTCGGCCTCGGCGGTCTCGATCGTCGGGGCCTCCTGGCCGTTCAAGAACGCGACCTCGATCACCGGCAGGTCGGTCGGCTCGGCGAGGAGATACCACGCCTTGGCGGAGAAGCCGGGGTACTTGGCGTTGCCGAGATACCGGCTCACCTCGACCCGGAACTTCCCCTGGTGCGGGTTGGTGACCGGGTACTTCGCGCCGGCGGTGTTGTCGCGCAGTTCCATCGACTTGAAGAGCTGCGAGCCCGTCACCGCGAGCGCGGTCGGGACGAGCAGGATGGCCGGCATGACGCCGACCGGCTTGCCGTCCCCGTCCACCTGGTCGAGGAACGCGACCTCGCCGGCCGTCAGCCCGTCGATGCCGAGCGTCGTCGTCGCCCCGGAGATGAAGTTGCCGGCCCCGGCGGTGAAGAACGCGGCGTTGTTCAGGAAGGTTGTCCAGAACACGTCGTTGATCTTCAGGCCCGACCCGCGGCCGAGCTTCCGCGGCACGGTGGTGATCGCGCCCAGGTCGTCGTTGATGACGTCCCGGCGGTCGATCGAGAGCATGAGGCCGTAGGTGTCGGCCTTGTTCGAGTACGTCTCGTTGCCGAGGGTGCCGTGCTTGAGTTCGCCGCCCGGCGGCACCTGCTCGTACTGGTCCTTGCCGACCAGCCGGTAGCTCGTCACCGTCTTGAAGTCCGACACGTTGCGGACCGCGCAGACGTTCCGCCACGTCCGCTCGACCGAGAAGAAGCCGTCGAGCAGGAACTTGTTGGCGACGTTCGACAGGATCCCGCCGACGTCCACCGTCGAGAACCCGGCCTCGATCCCGCGGCCGAAGGCGTACCGGAGGACCGTGCGGTGGTCGCGGAAGTTGCGGCCGGTGTAGCCGTTGGCCCACGCGGCTTCGAGCAAGAGTTCCTGCAGCCCGATCCCGCTGCGGAACCGGCGGGCCGCGGCGTCGAGCGTCTGCGGGTCGTACATCCGCTCGACCCCGTCGAACTTCGCGGTCAGGAGGCACGCCGCCTCGAGGACGGTGCCGGTCACGGGCGCGTCGCCGCCGTGCGGGGCCGGCGAGCGCGGCCGCGTCGCCCGCAGCACCTCGAGTTCCGTGCGGGTCGCGTCCCAGCCGTCGCGGATCGCCTGGGCCTCGATCTCGGGGAACCGTCCGGCGCAGATCCGCCGCACCGTCGTGATTCGAGCGGTCTCGGCCAGCGCCTGCGCCCGCACGTCGGCGGCAGTCACGCTCGGTGGGGCGGGACTCGGTGGCGGTGGCACCGGGGGTTCCGGGCTGGTCGGCTCCGGAACGGGTTCGGTCGGCACGACCGGGTCCCCGTCGTTCTGGTTGGCCGCGACGGTGGCCGAGGTCCGGCCGTCGGCCCCGAGGTCGACGAAGCTGATCTCCCCGAGCGTCGCCTTGCGGACGACGTTCAGCGGGCCGGTCAGGCTCCGGCCGTTGACCAGCGCCTGCTGGTTCTCTTTGACGAACTCGAACTCCTCGACCGACGCCCCGATCGAGGCCTGCCAGGGGAAGCCGTTCTTGGCCGACGCGACGACCTCGCGGGCGGCGGGCGTGTCGCGGGAGACGACCCCGGTGGCGACGAGCTGCCCGTCCTCGACCCGCACCGCGTCGGTGTGGCCGACGCCCGAGAGCGGATCGTGCCCGAACCGGATCGGCCGCGACTGCGACGGGATGGAGAGGCCCGCCAGGTCGAGGACGACCGGGTGCCGCCATCCCGCCACGCGCATCGGCGTACCGGTGTACGCGACCATCCGGAACCGGGGCAGCGGGGCCGCTCCGTCCCCGGTCCCGGTCCCGGCGGCCTCCAGGTGGATCGTCGCGGTGGCTTCGAGGCTGAGCGTCCGGGGCGTGCCCGGCTGCTCAACCGGCCGTTGCGGCGACGGCTTCGTCTTCGGCATCGTCGGGCTCCTCTGCGGGAGGGGTCGGTTGGGCCTGGGCCGGGGTCAGCCCGAGCGCGTTCACGAGCGCGACCTCCTTGGCGCGCTGCCGCAGCTGGGCCTCCCAGTCGAGGCCGCGGCGGGCGTACTCGTCGGCGAGCGTGGTGGTCAGGTTGGCCAGGCGGGTGGCCTGGGCGCTGGCTTCCTTGGCGGGATCGACGTGCTCGTGCCCGTCCCAGAACCACTGGTGCGGCCAGTCGGCGAACGGCCCGAGGTCGGCCGGGAGCAGCCCGGGGATGAGCGTGGCCTCGTCGAACCAGGCGGCGAGGATGCGGTCGAGGACGACGGCCTCGAGGTGCGTCTGCTCGACCCGGATCGCCTTGAAGTACGTCTGGTGGTCGAGCCGGCCGGACGCGTAGTTGTAGCCCGACGAGTTCCCGGCCGCGACGTTGAACGGCATGTTCAGGCAGCGGGCGATCTCGTTGAGGATCTCGTGCTTGAACTCCCGGTATGTGGTCGCCGGCTGCTCGGCCTGCAGCTGGCTCATCTTCCAGCCGCCGGGCATGGTGACCAGTGCCCGCTGCTCCAGCTCGATGGGCTCGAACGGCTCGGCGGCGTCGGCCTCGCCGTTGGCCGGCGCGTCCG